GTCTGTAGTAAGAGTTGGTAGAAGTAGCTGCCAATCAAGATGCCGGAGTCGCTACTACGAATGGGTTTGAAACCATGCCGTAACGAGTTTTGAAACCGATTTTTGGTTGGAAAGTATCTTCGCCAACTGCACGAACCATTTGTAATGGGACGTAAGGACAATAGAATACACCAGCGTCAAAAGGATTAGTTCCTCTATAACCGACTGTACAATATCCTTCACCACCAGTTACACCAGTAGGCCTTGTAGCCACACTTGTATAATACGGATCGATATACACTTTGATAGAACCGTTTAGGATTCCAGCGAATGTATTACCAGTATCGTCAACACTTAATGATGTTGATAAAGCTGGTGCGTAATCTAGTACACCTGCCATTGCAAGAGCTGACGCTACATCACTAGAACATAGAATAAAGTTACCTTTTCCTCTACGAGTTTGTCTAGCGATTAAATTCGCGTTTCTTTCAATGTGGTACATTAGACCTTTGAATTTCTCAACTGACCATCTTCCTGAAGAATCTGTGTATAGGTTGAATTGACCATTCACAGCAGTCGCAGTGTGGTTAGGCTCTGATGCCAATCCTTCTACTTTTGCTTGTGTGTTAACAGTTCTAACAACTTCTCTGTTGATTTCCACTAGGATTTCACCAGATAGTATGTTTGCTAATTCTGTTTCAGCGTCAAGACCATGAATTGCTTTAAGGTCTTGTGCTAGTTCGATTGTGTACTCAGCTTTAAGCGCTCTGCTCGTTGCTGTAACTGTAGCTTTTTCAATCGTGAAAGACATTTCTGGAATCGTAGCATCGATCTCAGCAGTCGCCGTAGCAACTCCTGCACCAGTTGTGTATCCTGTTTGAATAGCTGTGTTAGCTGATCCAGACGCAAATGGGTCTGATCCAGCATGTGTTCCACCACCAGCGAAGTCTGTATCAGCTTCGTTGAATAATGCTTCTGTTCTATCAATAGTAGTTGTACTATCAACATATCTTGCTTTCATTGCAAAGATAAGACCAGTTGGTCCTGTCATTGGTTGAACGCCACAGATATCATAGGCTACCAAATTTGGCATCGCTCTACGAACAAGTGAAATTAGGATAGGGTCCCAGTTAGCAGCAGTAGCAGTAACACCACTTCCAACTACCGTACCAGTACCAGCTCCAAGGGCTTCATTCATCTGCCCTCTTTCTTCCATCATTGCTCTTTCTTGGTTCTCAAGAATAACTGAGGTTACAGCTCTCTTATAATTATCTTCAATTTTCGGAGATCCTTATGTTAGGACTGGTGCCCATTTTTCTTGTAGGTTTTCTGACATAAACATTTGTTTATCTCTCCTTATTTAATTTCTTCACTAGAAGTTTTACCTTCTAACTTAGAAAATTTACTTAATGCAGTAGTATATCTTGCCATACCTTCATTAACTGGTTGAGCGACATCGCCCGCTCCAGTAAAATCAGCATCGCTACTAACTACAGTACTTTCGTCAGAGACAGCTTCGACTTTAGCTATTCCGAAGTATGATTCTTTAAGTGTTGAAACTTTCTCTACGAATGTTTCAGTACTCTCAAAATATACATCTTCAGCTAACGCTTTCAACTTCTCGACCTGAGTATCAGCTAGGTCTTTAGAGGCCTCGCTAATAATTTTTTCACGCTGAAGTTCTTCGATATCTTGTTGAGCTCCGATGTTGCTAGCAACTTCTTCATTCAACTTATCTTCCATTTCGTCAAGTCTGTTTGCTAGTTCTTCAACTACATCAAACTTGTCTTCTGGTACTTCAACATAATGTTCTTCAAATAGTTTTTTCAAACCATTGATAAAATCTTCTGTAAGTTCGGACTTTAATCCTCTCTCAATCGCTAATTCATTTTCTGTAACCCAGCTTTCTGAAACATAGTTCAAGTAAGAATCAACTTTTTCTGTTAGATCATCTTTGATCTCTTCGATTTTTAGTGTTGTTTCTTCTTCTAACTTAGCTTCTGCTTCTACCAAGGCTTCCTTGACTTTAGATGCTACTGCTGATTCGAAAATAGTTTTAGCTTTTGATTTAAACTCTTCTGACAAGTCTTCATCTGCTACTAGAGCGTTGATGTCGTCTGTCATGTCGATTTCAATTTCTTCTTTTTTGACGGAATCATCTTCTTCAGATTCTTCTTCACCTTTCTTTTTAGCTATCGCTTTTTTAAGAGCTGGTGGTAATTCGCCTTCTTTGACATCTTCGTCTTCATCTTGATCTTCATCAGAAGCTTTAGCTTCGAAGAAATTTTTGATTTCTGAGATATCTTGATCTTTTAGTGATTCTACAACTTTTCTAATTATTGCATTTCGAGTTAGTGACTCTGACTGTTCGTCATCTTTGCCATCTTCATCGGTGGTTTCCATCGCTTTCCACGCTGCTTGTAGTTCTTTTCCGGACATTTCCTTCATTTTCTCTACAGCTGCTTTAAGCATTTCAGATTTAGTCATATCAGCCATTTCAGAAACAACATCTTCATCAGATTCTATTTCTTCAATCTTCGCAGGGATGCGACTCTCTTCTTTGGGATGCGTGCGACTCGGGCGTGTGGTGGCTCCACTACTCGAGAGGAGGCGCCGCCTGCACTCCCCAAACAACTCGGGGAGGCATTCTATCTGGTGGCTTGTAGCCCTGATTATTCGCAGTCGAGCTCCCACTGGCTTCTAGTAGTGGCAGAAACTGCAGCTGCACCTTAATTTGGCCATGCTTCA